CCTAATCTAGTTTGGAAATATAATTATAGTCCAGGCTTTGATGTACAAGCATTTAAAGACTACCAATCCACAGAAGCACAGTTACATCAAACAGAAGCTGATGGTGGCAAGAGTACGGCAGGTCATTCTAACCCTCCTCACGAATGGGAATGTAATAGAGATTTTATGATTTGGTTACGTCCAAAGATTGAAATAGCTCTAGCTGAATGGGATATACAGTACACAGATATTATTGCTACAGGTAGTTGGACTAATTTACACAAACGAGATGCACATACATTACCACATGATCATGGTAGTGCAAACGTAGTAGTGTCTGCATACGTACAAGTTCCACCACAAAGTGGTAACATAGAGTTTGAACAGTTACTAAGAACTAACTGGTCAGGTTATTCACGTATTCCTACTAACACAATACACGATTACTGGAAAGAAGTAAGTGTACAAACTAATGACGTTGTAATATTTCCGGGTTGGCTAACACACAAGACTCAAGCAAGTAACAGCGATGAAGATAGAATTACATTTACTATTAATACCAACGGCAGAGATAGGAACGATATACCACTATGACACAACGTATGGACCTAGGCACATTAATGAGTGCAAGTAATCAATGGATAGTAGATATTAGATGTCCTTTCCATGAACAGTTTTTACAGCTATTTGAAAATGACAAGTTTAGGGGTGAAGACCAAAGCAAAGTTAAAACAACATTCAATGGTTACCAATATGATATTACTCCTCCTAACTTACCTGCATGGGGTGGCAAAGTTGTAAGGTCAGATAAGATGAATCCTGACACACCTGAACAACAAGGCTTTCCAAGCAGTAAACTTCTTAAAGAAACAAGATTTGAACCATCAGTACAGTCAAACTTTCCTCCTATAGACAAAGAAAAGTTTGATAACATTGATTGGAAACAACTAATGGAATGGGTAATGAAAGTTGTTAGACGCAACGGCATTCCTGTTAAAACTATTAAAGTAAGTAAGACTTGGTGTGTTGACTATAGTGATGGCGGATACCAAGCAATACACAATCACGGAAGTGCATGTATTAGTATGGTAATGGCTATGGATGAAACTCCTGTTAACGACAGTGACCATAAAACTATGTCACCTGACAACGGTATGCTTTACACACTAATGCCTAATCCAGATGGTACACAAGAATACAATCAATTTGCACCATATCCAGGTAGAACAGTTATTATGGATGGTAGAGTGTGGCACGGAGTTTATCCTTGTAAAGCACCAAGGCGTACATGGGTAGTTGACTTTGACTTTGATTACTTTGCACCAGACGAGGAGTTTGATCCTAATGAGTGAAACATGTGAAACATGTCGTATTGCAATCAGCGAGGACGGCATTGAAATAGATTCAAGTCAAGGTGATATTATATTAGAAGCAACAGTACTTGGTGGTATTGTAATTGTTATAGCATTATTATATGTAGGCAAGAAGTGGATAGACAGGAAATTTAAGTAATGGATAAAGTATACACAGGATACAATCAAGCTGTAATTGAAACACACTATGACGGATGGTCTGTTGTACATCAACAAGCAAACAATCACGTTACAGAAGTTAAAGACTATCCTAGACGAATACAAAGTACTATTGATCCTAACTGTTTTGTAGGTATGGAAAACTGGGTTAGAGATAAAATGAATGAACATAACATACCCGTAAAGAAAGTAACAGTAGACGAAAGCTGGTTGCACAACTACAAACCACACGAGTATCAGAGTGTACATAATCATACAGGCAAACCTAATCTAATTAGTTTAGTAATGTATGCACAAGATTTAGAATTAGATCTACCAAACGATAATTCGGGTTCGTTATACACGATTATTGCAGAAAGAGATCTTACCCTTAGTATTAATGAGATAGTACCTACACCAGGTAAAACAGTACTAATGACAGGCAACGTTAATCATGGAACGTACCCTTACCACAACGTAAGGAGTGCATTGGTTATCAATTTTGTAACAGAATGGCTAGAGCCAGAGGAAGAAATTAAATGAGTTTAATAACCGAACAGTATGATTATAAAGAGCTAAAAAGAGAAAGCGTAAACGGCAAGCGTTTGTACGCTTGTCCAGATGGTAACCATGTAGCAAGTGTTACAACAATCCTTAGTAAAACGAAGGATATGACGCATTTAAACGCATGGCGTAAGCGTGTTGGAGAAAAGAAAGCACAAGAGATTGTAACAGAAGCCGCTAGTGTTGGAACACGTATGCACAAGTTCTTAGAGGATTACATACTAGAAGGCGAATGGCCACAACCAGGCAGTAACCCTTACAGTCAACAAGCAAACAAGATGGGTGAACAAATCCGTGATAATGCTATGGTTGACGTAGATGCTATATGGGGTACAGAAGTGATGCTTTATCACCCTCAAATCTACGCAGGAACGACTGATCTTGTAGGAACATACAAAGGCCAGCCTTGTATTATGGACTTTAAACAATCTAACAAGCCTAAGAAGAAAGAATGGATTGAAGATTACTATTTGCAGTTAACAGCCTATGCCTTAGCACATAACGAAATATACGGCACAGACATTAAAGAAGGGCATGTATTTGTATGCTGTCGCGACTTAACGTATCAGCAGTTTGATCTATGGCCAGACGAATTTAAGGAGTGGGAATCTAAGTGGTGGGACCGTGTATATCAATATTATGACTCCATGAAGTGATAAATACTAATAGCAAATTAGGAGAAATATAGTGGCGATTGTACAAATTTCACGTATACAGGTTAGACGCGGACAAAAGAATGCAGGTACTGGCATACCGCAATTAGCTGGCGGTGAGTTTGGCTGGGCTGTAGATGCTAGAGAACTTTACATTGGTAACGGTTCAGTATCAGAAGGTGCACCAGCAGTTGGTAATACAAAGATTATTACACAACATGATAACTTGTTTACGTTTGCAGACACATACAAGTACAAAGCAACGGATGAAACAATCCAAACAGGTGCTACTGCTACAACTCCAGTTACTAGAACATTACAAGAAAGACTAGACGAAACAGTAAATGTATTGTCGTTTGGTGCATTAGGTGATGGTTCAGATCAAACAACAGTTTTACAAAGAGCTATTGATCAACTATACCTAAACAATGCATCAAAAGGAAGTGTTACAAGTAGAGTAAAATTATATTTTCCAGCAGGTAATTACACATTATCAAACAGTTTAAAAGTTCCGCCACATGCTACACTAGTTGGTGAAGGCAGTGAAAGAACAATCATTACACAGACTGGTGCGTTTCCAATTATAGAAACTGTTAATAGCACAAGTACTCCAGGTACATATGCCAGTGATGCAACTAGCTCATTTATTAATCAAGCACAAGATATTAAAGTGTCAGGCTTTACACTAGTACAACAAACTGTTAATACAGGACTAGCATTGACTAGTTGTAGAAACAGTACGTTTGAAGATATTACTATTAAAGGCACTTGGTCAACAGGTACAGTAGTAACAGCAACACAAGTTGGTGTACTATTAAACAGTTTATCAACAGCAGTAAGTTCAAACAATAATACGTTTACTAACTGTACTATCGAAGGACACTCATATGGTGTGTTTAGTGATTTTGATATTAAAGAAAATACGTTTAGTAATACAACATTTAAAACTTTAGACAGAGGTGTTGTATTTGGACAAGGAACTACTATTGGTGCTCAAGGACAATTAACAGGTCCACAGAAAAATACAATTACTAGTAGTACATTTACAGACATTGACGAATACGGTATATTTGTTAACAAGGGTAACTATAATAGAAGCACACATAACACATTTACTAGTGTTGGTAACAATGGTGGAGCAAACTCAAATGCTTCATTTGCTATTATTAAGTTTACAGACGGTACTGCATTAACTAATAGCAGTGACGGTGACTTCTTTGACAGAACAGCAGATTTGTCATATAACCAAACATTGATTTCAGGCTACAAATATGTACCAGAAGTTGAAGGGCCAGGATTATTTAAAAATGAGTTTTCATATAGAATTCCTGTAGCACAACAGAATACATTTGTAAGAGTATTAAAGTGTAGTGGCGAAGTTAGTAAAAACGTACAAATTGCGTATGTATACAAATCAACAGCCGTTAACGCAATTAGAGAAGGTGTACTAAACATCTTTGTTAACCTTGCAGACGGAACTACGCAAACAACAGACGAGTTTACATTTTTAGGAACTGACGCATACAGACCTAATTTAGAATTTCAAACAGCATTAGCTGATGAGGATGGAGATGCAACTAACGAAACAATAGTTGTGCAGATGAAGAATACAACAACTAGTGATACAGGGTCAATATCCTTTAACGTTACATATAAGACTTAATGCAAGAATTAAATTTTGAGAGCAGGCTCTTTGACTGGTCTAGATTTAGAAAGAAACTAGAAACAAGTAATAAGCCCTTCCAGGACGCAATCTCCTACTATGATAGACACGAACGCTGTAAATTAAGCATTGATCCTTGGGATCGTGCAACATGGCCTAGTCCGTGGGAGATATTACTCCAAAATAAAATTTGTGACTTGACACATAGCCTAGCTGTGTGTTATACTTTACAATTAACTGATAGGTTTTCCCAAAGTGATTTTGAGATACATATCAGTACAGATAAGACAAGTGAGGTATTTTTTTATCCTGTATTCGTAGATAACCATGTATTGTGTTATGAATTTGACGAGGTTTGCCAAAGAGCAGATTTACCAACAGAATTTATATCACAACGCATATATCGAATGCCCCGGCTTCAATAAATACACTTACATTAATATTAAAGATTAAGATTAAAGATTAGGAGATAGAGAATGACAAACGGCTTGGGAATCCAAATCCAAAAAAGAGATGGGTCAAGTGTACCACTAGACATCAATAAAATTCACTTTGTTGTAGAAGAAGCGTGTGAAGGACTAGCAGGAGTTAGTAGTAGTCAAATTGAAATGAATGCAAACATTCAATTCTATGACGACATGAGTACAGCAGAGATTCAAGAAATCCTAGTTAAAAGTGCAAACGATTTAATTACATTAGAAAATCCTAACTATCAGTTTGTCGCGGCACGTTTATTATTATACCCTATCTACAAAGAGTCATTTGGCCAATACAATCCTATTCCTTTAATTGATGTAATCAAACGTAACATTGACCGTGGTGTATACGATCCAGCTATCTTAGAAAAGTATACCGAAGACGAACTTTCAACATTAAACAAATACATTAAGCATAAACGTGATGAGAACTTTACGTATGCAGGACTTCGTCAAGTAGTTGACAAGTACCTTGTACAAGATAGAAGCAGTGGTGACATTTATGAATCTCCACAAATGATGTACATGATGATCGCGGCAACATTGTTCGCAGAATATCCAGCACAATCACGTATGCAATATGTAAGGAGATACTACGATGCGACCTCCCTTTTTAAAATCAATATCCCGACGCCCGTTATGGCCGGCGTCCGCACACCTCTTAGACAATTTGCTTCTTGCGTACTTGTTGATAGCGATGATACCCTTAATTCCATTTTTAGTTCTGATATGGCTATTGGGCGTTATACCGCACAAAGAGCAGGAATAGGAATTAACGCAGGACGTATTAGAGCAGTAAACAGTAAAATTAGAGGTGGTGAAGTAGCACACACAGGTGTTGTCCCATTCCTAAAGAAGTTTGAAGCAACAGTACGTTGTTGTACACAAAATGGTGTACGTGGTGGTAGTGCAACTACACACTTCCCAATATGGCATTACGAAATTGAAGACATCCTTGTGCTAAAGAATAACAAAGGTACAGAGGATAACAGAGTACGTAAGTTAGATTATTCAATTCAGCTTAATAAAACTATGTATGAAAGATTATTATCCGGCGGCGATATAACTTTGTTCTCGCCACATGAAGTGCCAGACTTATACGAAGCATTTTATTCAGACCAAGATAAGTTTGCAGAGTTGTATGCAAAATATGAACGTAGCAAAACATTACGTACAAAAACTATTTCAGCAATGGACTTGTTTAGTGCATTAATTAAAGAACGTGCAGAAACAGGACGTATCTATATTATGAATGTTGATCATGCTAATACACACAGTTCATTTAAGGACACAGTTTACATGAGTAACTTGTGTCAAGAGATTACATTACCAACTAAGCCACTACAACACATTGACGATCCAGAAGGTGAAATTGCATTGTGTATTCTTAGTGCTATTAACGTAGGTAAAATTAACAATCTAGATGAACTAGAAGACTTGTGTGATATGGCAGTAAGAGCATTAGATGAAATTATTGACTATCAGAAGTATCCAATTTTAGCCGCAGAGAAAAGTACTAAAGCAAGACGTAGCTTAGGTGTAGGTTACATTGGACTAGCACATTACCTAGCTAAGAATCAAGTTAAGTATAGCGACAAAAAAGCATTAACAAAAGTACACGAGCTAACAGAAGCATTTCAATATTATCTGTTACAAGCGTCAAACAATCTAGCTAAAGAAAAAGGCAAGTGTGAATATTTTGACCGTACTAAATATAGCGATGGAGTACTACCCATTGACACATATAAAAAGGACTTGGATGACGTATGCAAGATTACACTAAAATATGATTGGGAGACTCTTAGATCTTCAATTGTTAAGGACGGACTTAGGCACTCAACGTTGTCCGCACAGATGCCATCGGAAAGCAGTTCCATTGTGTCGAATGCCACAAACGGTATTGAGCCACCTAGAGGATTCTTGTCCATTAAGAAAAGCAAAAAAGGGCCTCTTAAGCAGATTGTTCCACAGTATCAGTCATTAAAGAACTATTACACATTGCTATGGGATATGCCTAGCAACGAAGGCTATATTAACATAGTAGCAGTAATGCAAAAGTTCTTTGATCAAGCAATTTCAGGTAACTGGAGTTACAACCCAACACACTTTGAAAACAATGAAGTTCCAATGAGTGTAATGCTACAAGATATGTTAACTACATATAAGCTAGGTTGGAAAACTTCATACTACCAAAACACCTATGACTTCAAGTCTGATCCTAACGATTTAGAAGATGAACAAGAAGAAGTTAAGTTAGAAAGCCCTATTAACGGCTTTGAACCACAGATTGGACGTGCGGAGTTTAACGGCACAGACGATGAGTACGAAGAATATTGCGACAGTTGTGCAATTTAGTACTTGACAAATACATAAGACTAGTGTATATTAATAAATACGCTATTAGAGAAAAAAGAGAGAGACATGGCAAAGACAGTATTTAATCGTGAAGCTGTAGACTTCACAAAGCAACATATGTTCTTCGGAGCAGATCAAAACACACAGAGATACGATACATTTCGTTTCCCTGTATTTGACAAACTTAACCAAACAATGCTTGGTTACTTTTGGCGTCCTGAGGAAGTATCGTTACAAAAAGATAGAGCTGACTTCCAAAACTTTCGTCCAGAAGAAAAACACATTTTTACAAGTAACCTAAAGTATCAAACACTACTAGATAGTGTACAAGGAAGAGGACCATGTCTTGCTTTCTTGCCTCATGTATCTTTACCAGAACTAGAAGGTTGTATTGTTACTTGGGACTTCTTTGAAACTATTCACTCACGTAGTTATACACACATTATGAAGAATGTATATCCTAATCCAAGTGAAGTATTAGATCATATTTTAAATGACGATGAAATTATTAAACGTGCAGTTAGTGTAACTAAAAACTATGATGCATTTACAGGTGCGGCAGACGCATTCATTCATCGTAAAGAAGGAACCATGCGTGACGTTAAGAAAAAAATGTTCCTTGCTATGATGAACGTAAACATCTTAGAAGGATTACGTTTTTATGTTTCGTTTGCATGTACATTTGCATTTGGTGAGCTAAAGAAAATGGAAGGCTCAGCAAAGATTATTAGTCTTATTGCTCGTGATGAAAGTCAACACCTTGCATTAAGTTCACACGTTCTTAAGAATTGGATGCGTGGCGATGACGATCCAGAGATGGCTAAGATTGCAAAAGAATGTGAAGCAGAAGTTTATGAAATGTGGAAGGCATGTGTTAACGAAGAAAAAGCATGGGCTAAACATTTAATGAAAGACGGATCAATTATTGGTCTGAACGAAAGACTGTTAGGCGATTACGTAGAGTACATTGCCAACCGTAGGCTTAAAGCATTAGGATACTCAACTATCTTTGATGCATCATCAACCCAAAACCCGCTACCGTGGACACAACATTGGCTATCTAGCTCAGGCTTGCAAGTTGCACCTCAAGAGACAGAAGTTGAAAGTTATATCATCGGTGGGATTAAACAAGACGTGTCAACAGACAGTCTAAAAGGATTTAAACTATAATGCAAAAGGCAGACAACAACACCACAGTAGTATATTCAAAACCAAATTGTAGCTATTGTGTAAAAGCAAAACATCTATTAAAAAGTAAAGGCGTAGACTTTATCGAAATGATTATTGGTAAAGACATTCCAGTTGAACAGTTGATGGAAGAATTCAAAGTTAATAATCTTCCAATGCCACGAACTGCTCCGCAAATTATTTTCAAGGGTAAGTATATGGGTGGTTATCACGAATTAGAAAAACACTTAGAAACTGGAGAATAATATATGTTAATTGAAGCACCTTACAAAAAAGGCGATATTGTTACTATTAAACTTATGTCAGGCGAAGAGCTTGTAGGTAGGTTTGAAAAAGAAGATGATAAACAAATCCAACTTCATTATCCACTAACACTAGTTGCTAGTGAAAAAGGTATTGGCTTACAACAGTTCTTGTTTACAGCAGAAGTAAACAGAAGCTATACTGTTAAGCATACTGCTATTTCTTTATGTGTACCTACTGCAAAACAGTTTGCTGAAGCATACGAAAAACAAACATCACCAATCATCAAAGCACCTGCAGGATTAGCTGACATCATTAAATAGCAGATAAATACTTTGTAAGAGGAGTATTAATATGCCAGAAATGATTTATAGACGTATTCAAGACAATGGTAGTATTGTTAACTTTAATGTTGAAAAAGAAGGTACACCATTTATTATTGTTACATATTTAGGAAAAGAAACAAGGGTACATGGCCCACAAGCCGCTCTTGATAAAAAGTTTGCAGGTGGAACACCTAAGTATGTTGATGATACTGTAGATGCTAAAGCAGTTAAACTTGAAACTGCCTGTGATGCTACAATGGCAACTGCAACAGATGCCTGTGCAGTTATGGGTAGTATTGGTTCATTAGCACCTGATGTTGAAACAGCTATATCAGCCTCCGAAACAGAAGAAAAAATTAACGAGTTACTAACAGAGTCTATGGACGTGGCAGGTGAGGCAACTGAAAAGATTTCTGAAATCAATACTAACATTACAGATGCAACAGCTAAGACAGAAGAAGTTAATGCTCTTATCGAACGTTTAGAAGCAATAGAACTTGACGATGATACTCCGGATCCGCAACTGTACACAGTAGCAAGAGAAGAATTAGAAACTGCCTTAGACAATTATATTAATGGTGTGTCTGAGACAATGAACGACTTAAATGAAGTACTAGGTGATGAAGCACCAGACGTTGGACAAGAGATTAACGATGCGTGTGCAGTAGTGTCAGAAAACATTGGTGCATGTCAAGGTGAACTAAGTGCAATGGTTGCCGCAGTTAAAACAGGTAACTGTAAAGGAATAACAACTGCACTACAAAATACAAAGTTTACACCTAGTGGACAAGCAGGTGAGATTAAAGAGAAAATGAAAAGCGATGTTCCGGCACAAACAAGAACTATACAATCAAATGGTAGTATTGTTAACTGGAATATTGACAAGAAGAAACCTTTCAGAGATGTTATGCACCAAGGTAAGCTAACAAGAGTATATGCTACAACAGAACAACTAGACAAAGCATTTCCTGAATCAATATTGGTAGCAGTATAATGAGTGCTATACCTAAAGTTCAATTAAAAGCTAACAGTCAACTTGTTAACTTTAATGTTAATACTAAGTTGAATAGTGAAATCAAAGTTATAAATGGTGTAGAAACAGAAGTGTTTGGTGATCCTTCAATGATTGCTGAACGATTTCCTGACCTACCAGAAGCATCGTTACCCGACTTTGGCATTCCTGATCCTGCGGCAGACTTACCTGTAATACCATCTGATCTAGGTGGACTTATACCAGATTCAATTAAAAATGCTACAGCTAACAAATTAGAACTAGCTAAACAATCAACAGCAAGTGCAAGTTCTAAGATAGGTAATTTGTTTACTAGCTTTGCTGGTTTAGATACAAGAAAGATATCTGAACTTGCATCATTAGGAGAACTAGAAGCAAAGATTCATAACGCTAAAGTATTACTTGGTGATGTTCCTGCATCAGCAGAACCTAAGTCAGCTGAACCAAGTAACAAGCCTGCGAAGTCATTACAGATACAAAGCGGTGGTGGCATTGTTAACTTTAATGTTAATAAGAAACTTCCGTACAAAGATGTTATGTATGATTACATGAGCGAAGGTTTAAAACTGTACAGAATATACGGTACACAAGCACAACTAGATTCACAATTTCCAACAGGGTCAGCATAGATGGGACAACCAATAGCAAGAATTGGCGACAGGACACAAGGTACTTGTTATCATCCTAGTCATCCACCTTTAGACATTGGTGGTACTATTATAACAGGTAGTCCGAACGTGTTTACTAACAACATTCCTACAGCAAGACTAGGAGACCTAGTTGAAACTGACTGTGGGCATATAGGTAAAATTATAACAGGATCAACAATAGACATTACTAATGAGTTACTTACAGCAAGGATTGGTGATGTAATTGATACAGACGCTCCTTACAAGGCAGTTATTGTTACAGGTAGTACAGACGTAGCAGGTGATCCACAAGCAACAGCAGAAGAACAAGCGAACGCAATAGGTAACGTAGTTGCACAAGCAATGGGCTTTGAAAAGGTTACACTTGATCCAGTAGAAGCCGCAGACATTATTATTGGTCGTAAGATTGAAAGAGATAACGGAGTTGATCCAGATACAACAGAAGCAGTAGAATATGGCGATGGTGGTATTCCAACTGCTAGACGTGGTAATGAAAGTCCTGTACTTACAGGTGGAGAATCCGGAGTAACAAATACAGCAGGACCACAACCGGCTCCAGCAAGTTCATCGTCAGATGGAGAGTTAGTTGAAGAAGTTCCAAGTAAACAACCATCAAATGCAGATGGACAATTTATTAAATGGTTACCACACGTTGACAGTAGAGTGAAACCACAAGTTGTAACAGGCTTAGAAAGAATATCTAGAGAGATGGGTTTCCAATTAGTTTGTACTAGTGGATATAGAAGTCCAGAATACAATTCAAGAGTTGGTGGATCTAAGAAAAGTCAACACATGTTAGGAAATGCTGTCGACATTGTTCAGACAGGACTAACAACAGCACAACGTCAAAAGTTCATTCAAGCGGCTATTGACGCAGGGTTTACTGCAATTGGCATATACAATACATTTACGCACATTGATATTAGAGGTGCAAAAGTGGCTTGGGGTTCCAATGGAAGTAGAACTGGCCTACCAAAATATCCATGGGCACAACAGACCTTAAAAGCTAATGGATATGCTACTAGTTAAACCACTTTAAAGATAAATGCACTCAAAGATAGCATAAATAAGCTCGAAGACTCTCCCGGAGTCTTTTTATGTTATAATATAGATAAGGATATAATAAAATAAAATGAAAAAAGTAACGATGGTGTTAGCCGTCTTGTTCGCAACTCTTGCGACAGGAACCTTGGCTGACGATGCAGGTCTCGAAAGTAGAGTACAGGCCCTTGAAAGTAGTATGCCAAATTTACCAGCTGGACTTTATGTCAATGGTGAAATTGAGGGTATATATGACGATAAAACTTATGACTCTGGTTGGGACTCACGTGCTGAATTGCAAGTTGGTATTAGCCAAGACTTAGATATTGACAAGAACATGCTTAACCTTAACTGGGTTGGTGCAACTATGACGTATGATAGTGATTATGCATTAGATAGTACTCTTGACAATACTATTGTTGAAAAGCAATTAGGTTTTGGTAATGACTTCGCAACAATCTATGTTGGTGAAACTGATGCACAACGCATTGGCTTTGCAAAAACATCAAAGATTGGAGCACCAATTATCATTACTGAATCAAGTAGTAGGTTGGATCACAATGAAAAGACTGTTTTAGTATTAGGCGGATTTGAAAAAGAAACTGAATTCGAATTTGATGCGTACAGACTTAAAAGAGAAAAGCCATGGGGTGTAGTTGTTGGTTACGATAACAACGAAGACTCATTGTATGCAAGTGCAACAGTTAGCTTATTAGGTTTAGCTGATGTATCATACATGATCATTGACACAACTGCGGCAGGTTCAGCAAGTTACACAACAGACACTCGTCAAGAAGGATACGCTATTGGCGGAACACTTCGTAGATGGGATATCCCAATGCAATGGGGTGTTGAGTTGTGGGACGACAAAGACACAGGTCTTGCAAGTGATGACAGAATTGATATGGGTGTAATGTATAATGTTACTCCAGCAACTTATGTTACTGCTCATAGAACTATGAATGATGACTTAGGTTACGATGGTAACTATTACGGTGTTGTTCATAACGTGTATGCTAACTATGACGCTGGCAAACGTGCTGATAAGCAAGATGGATTAGAGATTGGTTTATATCTACACGATAAGAGTGGAACATCAACTATCACTGGTGCAGATTATGCTGATACAACATCAATCCTGGGATCTGTGAAATATAAATTCTAAACCACATTTAACACGCCTTAAATGCTATGATAGTAAATAAAAGCGTGTTAAACACAATAGGAGATAATTATGTCACAACATCACGAAGCGATTAAAGCGGCAATGGAATCATACTTAGCTGAAAGCGAGTCTTTCGAAACTAAGGGTGTTAAAGCGGCCGCGGCAAGAGCAAGAAAAGCACTAGGTGAACTTGGTAAACTTACTAAGGCAAGACGTGCTGAAATTCAGGAAAAAAAGAACTCAATGTAGTTTATAATATAGCACGGCCCCTCAAAAGGCCGTGCTATTTTTTTGGCTTAATTTTGACATAAAGCTATAAATACACTATACAACAGTAGCAATAATTAACATTGTTATATTAAGGAAATAATAAACTTATGAGCGATAGAATACATGGCATTCTAAAGTGGTTTGATGCGAAAAAAGGTTACGGATTTATTACTCCGTCATCCGGTGGACAAGATGTGTTTGTACATGTCAGTGCTTTTAACGCCGCACAGATTACAAATATCCAAAACAAGATGCAACTTGAATTTGAAATGGTTGATAACCGTGGACGAATGATAGCTGGCAACTTGGCAATACCCGACAGTTTTAATAGGTAACAATTAACGTAAGGCTTGTTTAGCCTTTAATGCCGCTCTCTTCTTCTCAGCTTCAATTGATTGTCTTACTTTTCTACCCCAAGGTAATTTAATTGTTTCTGCAATTTCTTTACCTTTCTTACTGATATACTCAACACCAATAAACATATCTTTGAAGTCACTTTGCACAGCCTTAACTGCTCTTGTTAAACTTAATTGCTCTGTATCTTTTTCATCACCTGCTTCATTCCAAAAATGGAACTTTCTCATTTTAGCCATAACGACCTTTCTTTTAGTTTCTACTTATTAAATATAGACATGAAGTGTACTAAAGGCGACTTAGCCCAAATCATATATTCAGTACGTCCTGAGAATATTGGACGAATTGTCAAATGCGTAGATTATATTGGTAAATTCAAACAAGGAGAACAGTTTGAGTTTAGAGGTATGCCCTGCCAATGCCCTGTTACAGATCACTATTGGTGGATTGAAGCAGAAGACTTATCAAGCCTGTTTGGACCTAGCCCAAGAGCATACATTGCCGACAGTTGGTTAGAGCCTTTAAAGAATCCAAATTCCAAAACAAAAGAAAAAGTAGAAAAAGAACTTGACATAGCCGCATAATGAGTGTATAAATATACTCATAACGTTGAAGCAATTCAAACGCTATACAGGACTCGGGGGCAGTACCCGACGCCTCCACCATAAACACATTAAGCACAGGAGTGTGCTTATGATGGGGGCGAACTAGGATCGACTGGTAGTTAATAGAGTTAGTGGAGTTATCCGGATCTAAGCACGGTTATCGCGAAGAAAACTACAGACGCAAACGAAAACTTTGCTCTTGCGGCCTAGTAATTAACTAGGTTACGGGGTTGGCAACTTACCTGGCAACAGAAAAGTTGCGTTTTTACTATTGGGGGCAATGTGAAAGAACCTGGGCAAACAACACAAGATGCTATTAAAGATCTAAAGATGGTTATAATGTCTTTAGGAATAACATTTTCAGTACTAATGTTCTTTGAGCCAGAAGACCCAGAGACAGTAGGTTTCTTAGTTGGCCTTCCTAGCTACATAATACTTCGTTGGTTACAGTTAGAAAATATTGGCTTATAGACACAGCCTATTAGACTTAGGCATTTTTCTGTGTTATAATAATTTAAATATAGCATAAGGAGAAAACATGCCACCACGTAATCATAAGAGTTGGTTAGCACAACCAAACGTAGAATCAATCAGCAGTTCAGCATATAACGATCCAGAAATATTTGCACAAGAGCAAGAACGTATCTTTAGTAAAGTATGGGTACCTATGTGCCACATCTCTGAGATGTATAACAAACTAGACTACCGAACAACACAGATAGCAGGTGTTAATGTTATTGCATACAACACAGGCGATGGTGTTCGAGCATATCGTAACTATGGCAGTTGGGCACCTAGTGGTACTCTTGGAGCACCTATTGTAACTGTTGAACCACAGTTGCATTGTGAAGTAAAGCACGGAGGCATGGTATGGGTAACACTTGATCCTAATCCAACGCAGAGTGTTGAGGAATGGACAGCAGGTGCATTTGATTGTATTGCTGATGCTATTGACACAGAAGAAATGGAAGTGTTTCATTATCACAAAGCAATTATAAATACCAATTATAAGTTATGGCATGATACCAATAGTGAATTCTATCACGACTTCATGCACTACTTCAATAGAGTAAGTGGGTTCAATGATGAGTACTTCGCACGTAAGAATATACCTTTTGATAATGGGCATGTTAATGTGTCTAGTTTTACTGTCAACTATGAGGAGTACGAAGGCTTTGAAGATAGAGGAGAATTATCATTCCCAAACTTGCCACCCAATCAATGGTACATGGTTGATCTGTTCCCTGGATTCAACTTCAACCTTCGAGGCTCCGCCTACCGTAGTGATTCAGTTACTCCCCTAAGTTGTAACAAAGTTCTTATTGAGTTTAGAGGTTATGGACTGCGTAAGGATACACCTGAAGAAAGACTAACACGTATCAAACATCACAACAGCATATGGGGACCGTTCGGACGTAACCTACATGAAGACCTAATTGGTGTAGCAGGACAAGGTACTACAATGCGTGAAGGTACAGAAGCACGTAACATATTACATGGTAGACATGAAAATGGAACTATACATGATGAAGTAGGTATGCGTCATTACTATTCAGAATGGGGCAAGTATTTGGATGTTGACCCGTATCAGTAAATTGGTAAACTAACTCTTGACATAATGTTAACTCTGCGTTACAATAATAGTATTAAAGTAAAGTAGAGGTAACATTATTATGACTATGAGTTTGGTACGTGGAATGACTTCCCTTAATACTAAGAAACGTAAAGCTACCAAGATGACTAAAGGCAGACTCGAACGTCTTGTCAAAGAGCATCGTGAACATAATAAGTCTATGAAACGTATTCATGCACACAGTAATATAATGACATTTGATGAATATGTTGAATACGTAAGTGGTAACTTTAAACCCAAAACAAAAACATCTACTAAGGCATGGACTTGGGAAGGTCCAAAAGTACGTGAAACAGAATACATTCCTAGTCGTGTTACTAAGGATAGTTTCGCTCCAGCAACCAAAAAAGAATCTATGCAATACACAGGTGAACGTAAACTTGTAGGTATTGCTATGATGCATAAAAGTAACTTGGTTCCTGTGTTTGCAGACGACGATGACAAAACAGGATCAAAACAAGCAACTGAAATCGCACAGATGAGGAGAAATTAAAATGGTTGAATTTATTGGTTTTGCACTTGTAGTTCGATTATTGAACGCACAAGATTTACTAATGATTTGTGTGGCAAATTGTGGTTAAACATTTTGGTAAACAAAAGGTTGACCATTTGAATTAATGGTGCTATAGTATATACATAATTAACAAATAGGCAAAAATAGGAGGCTTATAATGAAGGCAATAATGAAACTAGCAATGGCAGGTACCCTAGTATCTATGTTGGGTGCTTGTTCAAGTATGACTACCATTGCTGAAAGAGACACGTATGCACAACCTAAGTGGTATGCATCATGTGCCCAAGCAGGAACCGAAGGTTGGTTCTGGTGGAAAGAAGAGTATGCATATGCATGTGGGGCAGGAGAAAGTATTTTCCAACAAGCCGCAGAAGAGCAAATGTATGCTATTGCAATGAATAACTTTGCAAAACGTATTAATGGTAGAGTGAATAGTGAAACAACTATGAATTTTACAAATGATACTAAAGATACAAACACGTTTATTTCGTACAAGGTAAATGATACGGCAATTACACAACACCTTGAAGAAGAACGTTCAACGTTTGTATATGCAGGTAAACAGTATACCTTTGTCAAACTAAGAATGCCAAAGGCAGTATTCGATTCACTCGTAGCACAATCAAAGAGTCAGTAACATGAGGATACTCCTGTTACTTGGACTAATCCTCGGAGTGTCGGCTTGTAGCACGACACCTCCTTTGGGTAAAACTCAGATGCAGTATTGTGAAACAGATCAAATCATTAAAAAATCTAATGATAAAACTGTTAGCAGTGAAACGACACTTACCTGTTCAGACAGCCCAGTAAAGAAGTTGATTCCTCCTAAAATGGGATTAGGATCTAACTGTAGAGAACACTGGTATTCCGTTAATATTAATGGCAAGATGGTTGAAAGAAAAGGCTATGCTTGTTTATTCAAAGGAAAAGATTATGAGAGCTCTCGTTGGTATATTGTTGATAGCCCTTACTAGTGCATGTAGCACAACTGGGTCTGACGTAACAACTTCTCAAACTACTAATGCAAGTGTACAGTCAACATATCAGCCTAATAATGGATATGTTAATATATTAGTAAACGTTACTAAATGGCATTGGTATAGACTTCCAACTGAAGACCGTATGAAACAAGAACGAGCATTGTTCTTTGCACTAGATAACTCTGAAAACGGACAAACAACTAGTTGGTATAATAATACTACAGGAACAAATGGTGTAGTACAAATATTATCTACATTCCCACAAGGGTCAGGTTATTGTAGAACTGTAGTGACACGTTTACACTACAAAAGTAAAGAACGAATCTTCAAAGAAATTGCTTGTAAAGAATCAGGACACCCAGGTTGGCGGTTTCAAACTTAAATAGTAACTTAATTAACAATAAAAAGGCAGGTAAATAGTGTATACAAAAGGAAACCATATGTTAATAGGAATACTAACTTTTTTATCTGCTATATCTATATCAGCAGTAGCAATATATTACTCCATAGCAGGACTAGTGGCTATCTTTGCCGCGGCGGCTATACCTATTATGATTATGGGTGGTGTACTTGAAGTTGGTAAACTTGTTACCGCAGTATGGCTACACAGGTATTGGAGTCAAGCAACATGGTGGCTTAAAACTTATTTAAGTATAGCTGTCGTAGTACTCATGTTTATTACAAGTATGGGTATTTTTGGTTTCTTAAGTAAAGCTCACATCGAACAAACAAGTGCAGGCGAAGAAAGCATTGCAAAAGTAGAACAAATTGAAAATGAGATTGTAAGACTTAATGCAGTTATTGATAGAGCTGATGATAAAATTGAAGCATTAGAAACTAGTGGTTCAGGTAGTGACGCTAACATACAATCACAGATTGATAAAGAACAAGATCGTATTGACAAAGCATTTGAACGTATCAAACCTGCTATTGAACAACAGAACAAAATTATTGAAGACGCTAGAGAAACTGACTCAGCACGTACTAAACCTTATGAAGAACAACTTGCAACTATTAGTGCAGAAGTCCTTCGTTTAGAAGCTAGTGCAAGAGAGTACGAAGATAAGATTGCATCACTAGAACAAGATACAAGTGCAGTACAACCATTATTAGATAGTATTGATACTATTGAAGCAGAGATTATTCGTGTTACTAATCAACTACAATCAACAGAACAAAGCGAAGTAAGAGCAGGCCAGGCTATCATTGGTGTAAGTAGTGATGGACTATTTGGTGGCAACACTCGTTCAGCTCTTGCTAAATGGGTCAAAGCTCAACGTGATAGAATTACACAAATACAAAATGATGTATCTCAACTACGT